CGAGGCCAACCGTATCTATTTCTATGCCGAGTCCCTTGAATTGCCGTGGGATGACAAGACAGGTTTACCCATAGGTAAGGAAGGCCGTCCGTGGAAGCTGATGATAGGGGATGAGGAAATTGTCTTTCCTTATGCTCACCTTCGACAGCGGCAGATGACGTACCCCTGGGAAAACCCTGAGATATTTTGGAGGTTCTTGAATGCCATATTCTACTGCGCCTTTGCGGGGAATCAGTTCGGAAAATCCGTATGGGAAACCGCTTGGGTTGTTATGGAGTGCCTTGGGATACATCCCCTGCAAAAGCTCACCTGGAAACGGGCTATTGAAATGTGTGGAAAGTCAGAAAGCGACCTTCCGGCAGGGGCGAAGCTCAACAAAACAATCCGTCCCAAACCTCCGCTTAGTTGGTGGGTAGTCTCTCCTGACCTGCCGTCAGAGTCCAATGTAAAGACGGAGGACGATACCGCCTTGGTGCAGACATTTACCGAGTGGACACCTAAAGATACCTATAACTTCCAGCGCAAGGCAAAGATTATGACTATCGGTGATTCCTCCGTGAAGTGGTTCGGACACGACCAGGAAGCCCGTAAACTGAAAGGCGCAAGGGTGGACGGTATAGCATGGGACGAAGAACCCCCCAAGTCGTTCTGGAACGAAGGCAGACCCCGTATCATCAAGAAGAAAGGCATTTTCCTCTTAGGCATGACCTCTGATTATGGGTCGTGGACAGGGGAGTTAAGACGGCAGAAGAAGGACCCCTCCTATTTCATAGGTGAATTTGATGCTTTAGAGAACCCCTTCATGCCAGTGGAACATAGAAAGAAAGTCCTTGGTTCCATGAACGAGCAGGAACTCTACATGCGTAGGTTCGGTAAGGACATTTCCTTCAAGGGCAGGGTGTTTGAACCTTTCGCTTACGACATCCACGTTAAAAAGCCCTACGAAGTGTCAAACAGCAACGTAACGGGCGTTATTATCGACTGGCATCCTGTGAAGCCTATAGTCATTACCTATCTGCAAATCAACCCGAACAACATCTGGTACACATGGGCTGAGAACGTCATAGAAGACCACATAGTAGGGACAGTAGCCCAGGCGATACGTTCAACTTTAACCAAGCCCGGATTCTCTGTCCGTGTCAAGAAGTACATCATAGATAAAATTGCTCAGGTAGAGCAGATACAGGAAGGCGGTTCGGTTCCCAAGTCCATCATTCAAATGTTCCGTGGGTTCGGCATCTACTGTGAAATAGGCAACCCTAACTTTGATTCAGCCCATACATTCCTCTGCGACAAGATGAAACACCGTGAATGGTACGTTGACCCATCCTGTCAGCTTCATATTGAGCAGTTTGACACATGGGGGGCTAAACGGTATCAGAAGGGAAACCTCGAAGGTACGCTTCGAGATATGCTGGAAGTGGAAGGGAATGATACCTGTATTAACCACGTTTATGCGTACAACTCGAATCTTAAATATTTAGACGCTATATGGGAAGAACAGGCAGATGCAGCTTACACACATCCACGGGCGAGCAGAAGTTCAAGACTCTACGGGAGAGCATAGTACATGACTGATAAATCCGCAGCACAAATGGTCCAAGAAAGGCTGAATGTAGCCGACAGAGGGCGTGAAGAATATGCGCAACAGGCTATAGAGAACGAAAAACTGTATCGTGCCTACATTGACGAGACTTCTCACCCCTATTTATCCAATATCTGCCTTCCGTGGCCTTACATTATCGTGGAATCCTACCTCGGTAAGTGTATTCAGATGCTTGCCTCCATGCTTCCCTATGTCAGAGTGGTGGAAGAAGACGATGCGAGCCGTCAGAAAGCCAAGATTGTCGAGAAAGATGCGAATATGTGCCTGTATCTGCAAAAGTGGCCTATCCTTGCATACAAGCTCTACAAGCAGGCGTTCAAATATCCCTGCGGTTGGTTGGAAATTGACCCTTGGGGTATAGTTGACGGGCGTGAGATGCCGATATTCAAGGTTCGCAACTGGTTTAACACATGGACGAACCCCACAATCACGGAACTGGACGACCCAGATGCTTTTGTTATCTCCATAGACTACGTTCCGGCATGGATATTAAAAGGATATGCCAACAATCCCAATTATAAGAACATAAACAAAATCCGTATCCATGAAGGGGAAATCTATACCAACGAAGAACAGACTGTCCGTTCATTTAAAACCATACCGAGCAGGGAAAACGACAAATATTCTGAATTGGTCAAAGTAACCCGCTATTGGTCGTACCGTGATTTTATCGTTATGACAGGGGATAACAACATTATCCGCAATGACGGTGAAAATTTTCTTGGTTCTTTACCGTTCAAGGCTATTACCCCTATTCCTTTAGATGACGAGTTCTACGGTATGTCTATTTTAGAGGAAGGCAAGGGACTTTTCGATGAAATAAATGAGAACGAGAACCAGTTTAACGATGCTGTCAACCTTATGCTGAATCCTCAGTGGATTGTCAGCCGAGGGGCAGATGTCAAGAAGTCAACCATTATAGCCAAGTCAGGAGGTATTCTGTTCACGGACGATGTGAACGGTGTAACTCCTATGAAGGTGGATTGGAACATTCTTACGGCAGCATTACAGCGTAAATCTCGTATAGAGATGGATATTCAGAACTATTCCAATGCTTTTCCTCAAATGCGCGGTCAATCTGTAGCGGGTGGAAGCGATACCGCAACAGAATATGTCGGGATGAAACAGGCAGGGGAATTAAGGGCAGACACATACAACCTTCTCCTTTCCATGATGTCAGTGGAGGATATGGTCAGGGATATTGTCAAGTACAAGAAAATGTTTATGACCGACCCCAACGGGTTCTACTACTGGCCTGAAAGTCAGTCTATAACGGCAACGCCTGAAGACTACGAAGGAAATTTCACCTTCAAGGCTGTATCTCAGTACAAGATGTCCAAAGAGATAGAACGGAAGCAGTTAATCGAGGCTATGACGCTGGTATTTGGCAATCAGGCATTTCTGCCGTTTGTCGTACCACGGGCAGACCAATGGTTAGGAAGGCTCCTTGACTACTTTGGCATCCGTGATACCGAGCAGTTATTCGCCAGCCCCGAAGAACAGCAGATGCAGCAGTTGATGATGATGCTGACAGGCGGTATGCAGGGTGGAGGTCAGCAGCCAGCGTTGGGTGAGCGTGAAATGCGTATGCCTGAAGGAAGCCCGAATCCTGCCCTGATGGGTGAAATAGGGGGTATGTTGGGCTAATGCCACGAAAGAAAGTCATAAAGACAGATGATGAATCAATCCGTGAAGTACGGAACATAGCGGAGGAATGGCGCAGTTGGGCTATTCTTGCTAATTCTGCTTCCGGCAAATTCTTCCTATCATGGCTTGATGTGGCGATAGACGAAACTCTGGACAATGAAGATAAGGCAGACATTTACAAAATGGACCCGCAGGCAAGAGAATATTTCTTTGCAAGCGTCCGTAGCAAGAGGCAGACGTTGAAGGCTATTAAGAACAAACTTGTTACGGCAGAAACAGAACGGCAAAGGTGGGCGCAAGAATTACATAAACTTGTGCCACAAAACGAATAATAGAGGTGACGTATGGCAGATACCACACAAATGACATCTTCAGATGACATTTTGAAGGAAATCATGGTGGAAACGAGCAAATTGGTAGATGGTGGTGAGCAGGAAGAAATACAGGAAGAAATTCTTGCTCCCGTGGAGGAAGAAAGTCAGGAAACGGCAAGTGAAGAAACTCAGGAAACTTCCGAGCAGACAGAAGCGAAAGAAGAAACGAAAGAGGCTTCAGAAACCGAAGAACAGACCGAAACTCCGTTGAGGATCAAGTACAAGGGGAAAGAGATTGATGTCCCTGCCGAGAAAATCAGGGAATACGTTCAGAAAGGGTATCGTGTCGAGGAAAAACTTCGTGAACTCAAGGAAAAGGAAGCCGAACTTACCTCTAAGGGGCAAGTTGGAGAAGTAGATTTTTCTAAGATTGACGAGGACTTTGTGGCAGAATTGCAGAAAAGTCCAGTAAGGACTTTGATGCAGTTTACCAAGACTATCCTTGAAACTACCGAAAAAGAACGCCTGCAACAGAGAAAATTTGACCGTACTTTTGAACGTGAAATATCTGCGTCCTTGCCCCATTGGGAGGCGATAAAGGACGGATACCACGAATATAAAGATGAAGGATACGATCATAAAACATCGGTTGCTATGGCTGAACGTGATTTCTTTGCCAACCTGTATCTTGAATCCAAACAGAAGGGCATTGACGAAGGAGTAAAAAAACAGACGTTGAAGCAGAAAGCGCAGATACCGTCTGGCAATAAAAAAGGTTCTACTCCTACCGAAATGCCTTCTATGAAAGACATCAAGAACATGACAAGCGACCAGATGGCACAAGCCCTTGGTCTGAAATTTACCAAGAACGCTGGATGGTAGCTGTCTTTAATAGGAGAGATTTACAATGGCTACATTGACTTCGGCAAGTAACAAATTGGCATATCTCATTCCCGTTTACTACGAGAAGACTATGCTTGAGAGGATGAAACCACAACTTATGTTTCATCAGTTCGGCGAGAAGAAAGAACTCCCGAAAAATGAAGGCCAGAGTGTTTATTGGCACAGATGGACTTCACTATCTTATGGCAGGCTTATTACTGAGTCTGCTGCCGGCGCGGGCAGAGGAATCTCTGCTGTCCGTGTGAGTGCATCACTTTACATGATAGGAGACCATGCCGTTATTACAACGTATGTTGACATGGTTTCTATCAACAGCGTAGTGCAG